CCCGCCCAGGCCCGACTTCATGCCCGCCAGGGACTTCCCGATGTCCACCTTCGACAGCGCCTGGATGGACTGGAAGGCTTTGCCCGCGCCCTCGCCCAGGTAGGTGAAAGCCGGCAGCACTTTCTTGCTCGTCTCCAGCACGAGCGCCATGCCCTTGGTCATCCCCTCCATCGCGCCCGCCAGCTTCCCGACGGCGCCCACGCCCAGGCCCACGCCGGCCACCCACGCGGCGATGCTCGCGCCCGCGCGCTTCGTGGCCGGTGAGAGGGATTGGAGCTTGGCCACCACCTGCTCGATGACGTTCGCCACCTTCTTCACGAGGGGCGCGAAGAGGTCCCCCAGCTCGGCGGCGAGCGTGATGAGCAGGTCCTTGATGCGCTCGGTCTGCTCCTTCATCGCCGCGTTGGACTCGGCGGACGCCGCCACCGCCGCAGCGATGCCGGCGGCCACCACGGCGCCGATGTTGCCGATGGGCTCCGCCGCCTCCTTCACCTGCTTGGCGGCCCGCTCGACGCTCTTCACCAACTTGCCCAGGCTGACGAGCGCTTCGCCGATGCTCGCGGTGACGGCGACGTAGAGGTCGCCCACTTTCAAAGCCATGACAGGACTCCGGAGGCAGGCCGCCTACCGCTTCGGCGTGGGAGCGAAGCGGTAGACGGTGGTGGTGGTGCTCCCCGAGGCAGGGCCCCGGGCGGGAGGCGCGGCGCCGGGTGTCGGGAGGCGCGTCTTCATCTCCTCGTTCTCCTGCTCGCAGTAGGCCAGCAGGTACACGGCGTCATCCCAAAGCCAGCCGCGCACTTCCTCGGGCGGCCGGCCCATCATCTTCGCCACCCCGTAGATGACGTTCAGCTCGGGGTGGCTTCGGAGTTTCCCCGCGCCTCCTGCACCGTCGGGCCACCGAAGGCCGCGAGGACGTCGGCCTGGTGCTCGTCGAGCCAGGGCTCGTTCTTCACCGCGTCCGCATCCTCGCGCACGTCGAAGACGCGGCGAGCACCGCCGGGGTAGTAGAGGCAGGCGCAGGCCGCACGCCCCAGGAAGCGCAGGCCACCGTCAATGCCCATGGGCTCGCGTTGCTCGTTGATGTCGCCTGCCTTCTGACTCAACGCCACGACGTCCGCCTTGTCACCCGTCGTCGGGTGGCAGAGGTCGTACTCGGCGCCGTCGATGGTGATGCGCTTGTGGAACTTCCGGGGCATGCCGAGGGGCTTGCGAAACACAGGGGCGGCGTTGCTCATGTCTGACTTCTCCAGAGGTGGACGGCTGCGAGGTGAAGAAGGGGCGGCTACAGCGCGACGGGCGCGCCCTGGCCGGTGAGGCTGACGGTGAGCTTGTCCACGTCGGAGGACGGGCCTCCGGAGTCGAAGGTCATGACGCGCACCGCGTAGCGCTTGCCTCGCTGGCCCACCGTTGCCTCCGCGTCGCGGATGACGTGCAGGTAGCCGAGCTTCCGGAGCTGCCCCTCCAACGCGTTCTGCGCCGCGTTGTCACGGATGCGGTGCCCACTGAGGCTGATGGTCAACCCGGTGAGGGTGGCGGCGTTCTTCTTGTACCCGTCGCTGCCGTAGTAGTTCGTGTCCACGCTGTCGGCCGCCTCGGAGACGGAGCACTCCGTGATGCCGTCCAGCTCGGTGGCGACGGGCTCGGGGTCGACCTCCGCCTCTTCGAGGGTGACGAGCGGGGTGGTGGGCAGGAGGGTGAAGTGGACCTTCTGCGCGTAGAGGACTTCCGGGTCAGCCATGGCCATGCCTTTCGCTACTTCGAGGGGAACATCTTCTTCAGCGCCTGCTCGAGGGCCTGCTTCACACCCTTGCGGCCCACGGCGCGCGAGCGGCGGAAGGCCTTCTTCAGGAAGTGAGGGGGCGGGTTGATGATCTCTTCGCCCCAGTGGAAGCCCTCGTGGATGGCCCCGGCCGCGTGGTGCGCGTAGCCGGCCACCCAGACTGTGGAGAGGCGCTTGTCCAGGTGGTGCTCGGGCCCGTCGATGAAGCCCGTGTCCGCGAGCGGGCGCGTCCGCTGCTTCTCGTTCCCGTGCTTGTCGTACTCAACGTCCCGGTCCCCGCGCGGCACGTCGAATTGCGACAAGTCCAACGCGTGGCGGACGGTGGCGCGCAGGGGCTTGTCCAACTCGCGCAGCACCTCAGGTGCGCGCTGGCGCAGCTTCAGGAGGGGGCGGAGGTCGAGCTTCACGCGGACAGGCATACGCACCCAGAAGGGGCGCCCGCCGCGCGTCAGCCGGCGTAGGCCAGGGTGACGGTGAAGGCGAAGCGGTGCTTGTCGTTGCCGTCCGGGCCCATGTACGCGGGAGCGCCCTGGGCTCGGCAGGAGCTGTAGCCGGGGACGGCCGCCAGGTGCAGCGCGCTCCAGCACCGGCGGGCCAGGGCCTGGGCGTCCGCGTACGTGCGGCCGCGCGCGATGACTTGCACGTCCGGCTGGAGGTAGCTGCGGCCCGTACCCATGTAGTCCTCGGGCGCGTCGCCGCTCACCTCGCGCACCGCCACCATCAGCGGTGGGGCAGCCACCGGCCAGGGGCCCATGTAGAGGCTGGGCGGCGTTGCCGTCTGGGAGACACCCAGGGCCGCGTCCTCCAGCACCTGGGCCACGTGCAGCTCCACATCCTTCAGCGCGGCGCCCATCAGACGTACACCTCGTAGTGGTCCAACTGCCCGCGGATGTCGAAGCAGGGGGTGACGCGCAGCGGCCGGCGCTGGGTGTTGAGGTCGCCCGGGGTGTCGCCGGGCAGCCACAGGGCGTCCCCGGGCTCCACCTTCGCGAGGGTGAAGAAGACGGCTTCGGACGTGGCGTCGGTGCCGTCCGAGGCGACGAGGCGCTTCGTGCTGCCCTCGAAGCGGCAGGCGTGCACGGTGGGCTCGGCGAAGTCCTCCTCGCCCCGTGAGTTGGTGGACAGGAGCTTCGCCAGGCTGAAGCGCTGCTTCATGCGGTGGCCCAGCAGCATCACGACACCCCACGGCGCGGACGGCGGTACCGGGCCACCAGGCGCCGCGCGCGGGCGGGCACCGTGGGCAGCTGCCCATCCTCGTCCGTGGCGCGCGTCAGGGAGGTGCCGCCGATGGACTCGGACACGGCCTCCTCGCCCCCGTCCCCGTGCACGAGCGCGGCCACCACCATCTGCGCCGCCAACTGGAGGTCCGCCGGCAGGTCCACCACCAGCGTCCCGTCCAGGGCCGCCTGCCCGGGCGTCACCCAGCCGGCGTCGTAGGTGACGACGAGCTCTCCCGTGTCCTCCACGTGCAGTGGGGTGGGGGAGACGCCCCGGGAGTAGGTGCCGGTGAAGGGCCACGCCTCCCCGCGCGACAGCACGCGCCCCATGAGGGCGGACTCCAGCGCGTACGCGGTGGTGGGCAACTGCACGCCGCGCACGTCCACGCGTTGCACCTGGCGCACGCCCCCGGCGCGCAGCCAGAAGTAGCGCCCGCCCTGGCAGGCGACGGACTCCACCACGCCCGTGCGGCGGTGCAGCGGGTAGCCCACGTGCCCCGCGAGGGCGAGAGAGGCGGCGCTGATGATGAGGGGCAGCCGTGCCGGCTCCGCCGCGTCGCGGACGTTCGCGGGCAGCTGCGCGGCGGTGAGCAAGTCTTCCTGGGCCATGCCCAAAAAGAAGGGCCGGGATGGCGAACTGCCATCCCGGCCCCGCGGGCACGTTGGGGGAGTCCGTGCCGCGCTAAACGGGCAGACGCTGGCCACCGCCCAGCACCAGCGAGACGCCCGTGACGAGCGTCGGCGAGGTGCCACCGGTGAAGGCCGTCACCTCCTTCACGCGCAGGAAGGCATGGTCCGCTTTCAGCAACTGGAGGTTGAAGTCCAGCTCCACGGCCTTCCCCCCTGCGGTAGATGCCACCTGGAGCGCGTTGCCATCCAGGTCCACCACGGCCGTCCAGCCGGTGGTGCCGTCCACGCTCGACTCCAGCGAGTAGGTGACGGTCTGCGTGGTGGGCGTGCCGGTGGCGGCGCCGATGTTGGCCACCAGCACGCCAGACTGGAAGCTGGACACGTCGATGGCGCTGCCGTTGCGCGTTCCAGCAGCCTGGGAAGCGGGCGGCAGGCCCTGGTTGGCGCACGAGACGTAGGCGCCGACATGCACGTTCTGGGGAATCATGGGTTGCTCGTTCTCTTTCTGCGGCGCGAAGCCGCTCAGTACCCGACGCCCGTCTTCTCGGCGAACGCCTTGCGGTAGCGCAGCAGGAAGTCCACCTCGGTGATGCCGCGCATGGTCACCATGTCCGCGGAGAAGTCGGTCCCGTTCTCCCCCATGGCCGTCTCCAGGGGCATCGCCTCGCCCAGGATGAGCTGGTTGGCGAGGCCGAAGCCCAACACCTCGTCATCCGCGAGCGTCTCCGAGTAGTGGTAGGGGAACCCGTTCAGCGTGGGGTTCTCGCCGGAGCGCAGGTCCGGGAAGAGCCATCCCGCGCTGTCGCGGGTCTGCCGGAGCGCCAGGAAGGTATCCGTCGAGGAGTAGTAGAAGCCCTTGTTGGCCTTCAGGCCGCCGGGGATCTGGGCCTTGGCCACCGAGCCCATGACTCCATCGGTGTCGGCGACCTTGTTCGTAGCGGTCGTCCCCGCCGACGCGGTCCGCGCGGCTTGGTCCATCTGGTGGCGGATGCCGTTGGGCCGCTTCGGGCCCTTGCCCTTGAAGCCGGTGATGTCGATCTCCAGGCCGATGGCAGCGGCCATGTCCGCGCCGATGATCGCTGCGGCGTCGATGGCACTCAGGCGCAGCAGGTCGTTGGAGATCCGCGCGAGAGCCATGAGCTTGTGCGCGGTCAACACGAGCGCGCCGTCCTTCACGGTCGACGGGGTTCCGGGCTCGCCTTCGGCGACCCAGTACACCTTCACCCCCTCGTCGATGGTGCCCATCGTGAGGCGGGCGCCATAACCGGAGATGGTCCGGATGCCGGCCCCGAGGAGGATGGAGTTCGGCCGCGCGAGCTCCACGATTTCCGAGGTGACCGTCTCACGCGTGAAGGCGCCACCCGACTCGAAGATGCCGGCGAACTGCCCGGCGGCCTTCACCCGGGTGAGGAAGGCGTCGAGCTTCTGGAACGCCTCGTCGTTGCCGCGCCCGAAGTGCTTCGCCTGCTTCAGGTAGGCGAGCTTCATCTTCAGGCCCAGCGCGGCGTTCAGGTGCGCCTGCCGGGAGTCCTTCGTCAGGTCCAGCTGCAGGTCACGCACGTTGGTGACAACGGGCCCCTGGGGGTTGTTGGGGCGCGCCGCGAGCGCGGCCTCGACGCCCTTGATGACGGCGGCGTCCACGGCGGCCTGGAAGTGGGCGGGGATGGGCGGCAGGGCGGCCGGCGTGGGAGGAGCAGACTTCGGATTCGGGGTCGTGCGCATGGGTTGGAACTCCGGGCTGCGGCAGAGGTTGAAGGGAGAGAAGGGCCGGCCCTACGCGGCGCGCGGGCAGAGCGCGGCGTACGCACGCAGGTCGCGGACGGTGAGCGCCTTGGCCTGCGCGACGGAGAAGCCGAACGCCTCGCGCACGAGGCGCCGCATCGCCTTCGCTTCCTCCTCGGGGAGCGGCGCGTCCTCCGCCTCTTCTTCGGATTCCGACGCATCGTCGGTTGACTCGGCGTCTTCTTCCTCGGCCCGGGCGAGCCAGGCCTTCGCCTCCTCGACGTCCGTGGGCAGGCCGTCTCGCAGCCCTTCCGCCAGGGCGACGAGGTCCTCGTCATCGGACTCGGTAGCGAGGAAGGCATCCGCCAGCGCCTTGCCGGCTTCGGCGTGGGCCACCAGCGCCGCCGCGAACGCCTTGGGCGTCATCTCCTCCGTAGCGGCTTCCTCCTTGGCCTCGTCATCCGCGTTCTTCTCCTCCGTGGGCGCAGGCGCTGCCTCCTCCTCTTCGTCCGACTCCGTGGCGGTCAGCTCGTCGAGGGCCTTCGCCAGGATCGTCTGGGTCATCGCAACCGCGTTGAGCGCCGCCACCAGCGCCGCATCGCCGCCGCTCTGCTGCCCAGCCATGGAGCGCACGCGGAGGGCATCCTCGTTCGCTCCCACGTTGACGACGGACCCCTCAACGAGGTGCACGAGGGGGTAGTCGAGCCCGCCCTCCGCATTCGGCACGGGGTCGTATCCATTCACGGGGATGAAGCCGATGGAACAGGCGTTGAGCGTGCCCGCCTTCACCTTGGCTGCGACAATCTTGGAGCGCTCGTCGAGTTCGTCGAAGAGGGCCTCCATCAGCCACACGCCGCCCTCCTGAAAGCAGCGTGCGGTGCCGAGAGCAGGCTCCCAGGAAGCGTGGCTCCACAGGAGGGGCACCACCAGTTCCGGCCCGTCCGCTTTGATCGCCAAGACACGGTCCCGGTGCCGGTCCAGCTTCGTGGAGGTGATCTGGAACACCGGAGCCTGCGTCCCGGTGGTGGGGGCGGAGCCGTCGAGCAGCTTCCTGCGAATGGAGAGGGTGCGCATGCCCAGGAAGAAGGGCCGGCCCTGTCGCTACACGCGGCCCTCTTCGCCCCTGCGATCCCTGGGCGGGTTGGGCGTGGCGTTCGCCGCGGCGGACTCCACGTTGTTGCCGCCGCCAGCGCCGGGGAGAGGACGAGCGCGGACGCCCTCCAGCTCCGGGTCCGGCTCGAGGCCGGCCATCCGCCGCACCTCGTTCCAGAAGAAGCCCTCGGTGATGGGCGTCGTCATGAGGCGGAAGACGCGCTCCCACTCCTGGGGGCGCGGGTCCTCGTAGTCGAGGATGACGTCCCGGTCGATGAGGGGCACCAGGGCCTGCTGGAGCCAGGACCAGAGGAACTCCAGGCGCGGGGCCACGGCGTACTCCGCGAGGTGGTACTTCGCGGCCTCGGAGGTGCTGCGGTTGCTGCTGGTGAGGTCGCCCACCGTCTCCGGGGGGACGTTGTACGTCTGCCGCACGTAGGAGCGGTATCCTTTCGCCAGCTCCTCCGCCTGCAGCTCGCGGTAGTTCACCGCCACCTGGGCGATGCTCACGCCGGCGGGCGCGAACCAGAGCTTCCCCGCGTTGTCGGGCCCGCGGTGGGCCTCGTTGAAGCGCTTCTCCAGGTCCTCGGCGGCCTCCTCCTGGTCGACGTCGTCCTTCTTGGAGTCCATTCCGACGATGGCCTGCGGGACGCCCCCGCGCTCGAAGACGGCCTTCGCGCTCCGGTCGATGGCCTCCATCGTGTCGAGCTGGTCGCCCACGGCGAGCCCGCGGCCGGCGCCGCGCCCGTGAGGGTTCTCCGGGTCGAGGTGCCGGAACCAGAGGACGTGCGCCGCAGGCACCGAGCCGTGGAACTGGTTGTAGGTGAGGGTGAAGTAGGGGCTCCCCGGGTACGGCGTCTGGTGGACGCAGTGGGGCGGCACCACCTCCCAGCCCACAGGCCTTCCATCCGCCCCCAGCCGGAGCCAGAGGAACGTCTCGCCCACCAGGTCGAGGTGTAGCTGCATCAGCTTCCGCAACTCGCGCGCCGGGAAGTCGCCGTGGGGCCGCTCCAGCAGACGGAGAATCTCGTGGTCGGGCAGCTCCACCAGCTCACCGGTGGCGGTCGCGTCGTCCAGGGCCTTGCGCCGCTCCTTGCGGTCGAGGCTCTTCCAGCGCGGGTCCGTCAGCCCTCGGGAGTAGGTGCCGCCGACGCGCTTGTAGGCCTTCCACCGGGGGGTGGCCACGGCGTCCGCGACGGTGTCCACGACGGCCCGTAGCCACCCGTTCTCCCGGTAGGCCGCGAGCACCTCCCGGCTGCCCCGGCGCGGCGAGAAGGAGAAGAGGGGCAGGCCGGTGGCGAGGGGGCCCCGGCGCGTGGGCAGGAAGCCCAGGGCCTTGAGGGCGCGGCGGAAGAGGGAGGCCATGTCCCCTCAGAAGGGTCGGGGCGCTACTCCTCATCGTCCTTCTTCAGCTCCTCGGTCGTGACGGGCACGCCAATCAGGTCCACGTAGGGCTTGGCGCCTCTCTCGGCCTCCGGGTGCTGCGACGCGTACTGGGGGTCGAGCACGATGACGCCTCCGTGCTCGCGAACATAAGTCCCGGTTCGGAAGTCATTCCGTCCGAGCCACTGATAAGCGCGTAGGCGCCCGTTCTCCTCGACGAGGACGGTCTCGACCGTCGCTCCGTGGTCAGTGGGCGACGCTTGCCAAAATTCCCAGTACCTCTGGCCCACCTTCGCTTTGGCAATGGCCTCCGCAGTTCGCGGGTAGAGCCTGGGCGGCAACTTGCCTTCCGGTACTTGGTGGTAGTCGCGCCCGGCGCGCTTGCGATGGTCGTCAATGGTCGTCTTCAGCGTGGATGTCATGGTGTCCCCCGCGCCGCGCTACTGCGGCGCTCGGCAACGGTAGGGACGCCGCAGCGTCAGGGCTACTCGTCGTCGTCGTCGCCATCTTCGCCGGTGGGCGTGGGGGCGGCCACGCCGCGCTCCGCCGCGCCTGCGTTCTTCTTCTTCTTGCAGACGTACTTGTAGATGGGCCAGGCGAAGGCGTCCGCGCGGTCGTCGCGCCCGTGGCCGCCCTCCTGGCCGGTGAACTTGCCGAGCTGCTCCTCGAGCTTCTTGTGCTTGCCCACCATGTGGACGAGCCCGGCTTCCGCCATCGCCGAGACGGGCGCCGCGCGCTCCGCCTTCGACTGCATGGCGCGCTCCGTCTTCACCTTCACCTTGGCGACCTGGCGGATGGTGCTCTTCACCATGCTGCCGCCGGTGTTCGTCTCGGCGAAGATCCACGCCTTGGGCCGGCCGCGCCCGTCCTTCTTCGCGAGCGGCTCCCACGCCCGGAGGCACTCGACGGCCTTCTTCGCCCAGGCGCTGGGCTCCGGCGATTGGAGGGAGGCGTCCTGGAGGACGTAGACGTGGTCCAACCCGTCCGCCTCCTCGCGCACGCCCACCACGACGATGCCGTGCAGGTCCGCCGACTTCTTCTCCCCGGTGGCGGGGTCGACGGACACGACGATGAAGTCGAACTCCGCCGGCCGGGGCTTCGCCTTCGTGCCGACGCGCGTCGCGTTCCAGTTCACCCGGCGGTACAGCGCCGGGTCCATGGAGAAGGAGAGCTCGCCGCGGAACTCGCGCTTGCCCTCCGTCGTGTTCATCACCCGGCGCACGTAGCGCAGGTAGGCCGGGTCCAGGTTCTCCTTGTTCTCCAGCGTGCTGCTGCGCGCGAGCACGAGGCCCTCGCGGTCGCTCAGCATCTCCCGGAAGAGGGGCGTCGGCGCTGGCGTCGTGGTGATGACCATGCGCGCGCACAGGCCGAGCCTCCGCATGCGCGAGCTGAGCAGCCGGTTGACGGCCCGGCACTCCTTGTAGACGGCGATGGCATCGCCCTTCCACGCCACCGGCTCGTCTGCCCAGATGAAGGTGTACTGGTGCCCGCGGAACTTGTCCGCGTTCTTCGCCGGCAGCCACGTGGCCTGCGCGCCGTTGGGCCACACCAGTCGCCGCTTCGACTTCTCCAGGCGCGGGTAGAACCAGGGCGGGGAGAGGGCGAGGATGCCGCTCGTCCCCTCAATCTGGTTCTTCACGATTTCGGAGTAGGTGGGCCCGACAATGAGGATGCGGGCTTCCGGGTCCGTGCGCGCCTCGTCGATGACAGCGGCGCTGCCGGCGAACGTCTTGCCGGTACCGCGCCCGCCCATGAAGAAGAACGTGCGGTAGTCGCTCGGCGGGCGCTGGACAGGGCGGAGCGAGTACTCCGACTCGTAGAAGAGGACGACCAGCTCCTGCGCGGTGAGCGCGAGCGCGTCCACGATGCTGGTGGGCTTCCCTGCGCGGCGGCGCGCTTCGAGCGCCAGTCGCTGGACCTTGGAGTAGCGCCCGTGCGTCTCCGATGTGATGACGGTGATGCCTTCGAGGAGCCGCTCGCCCTCCTCGAGGACAGCGGCGCTAGCGACCATCGCCCTCGTCCTCGTCGCCCTCGTCAGCCTCCAGAGGCGGCTCCGCCAGGGCCTTCGCCTCCTGGTCGTGCTCCTCCAGGAAACGCGTCAGCTTCTCGTCCAGCTTCGAGCGCGCCTCGTCCGGGGTGATGAACTCGAAGAGCGGCCCGTGCCCGTTACCCGCCGGTGCCGCTGCCTCGCGCGGGACGGTGAAGTCCTTCGGCGCCGCGACGGCCAGGCGCCAGCGGATGACCTTGTCGTTGATGTCCTTGTCGGTGATGGCGTCCGTCGAGGCCTCCACCAGGGTCATCTGGTACGAGGCCTCCGCCTTCTCCACCTCCTGGACGAACTCGGTGTAGCGGCTGCGCTTCCCGGCCTCGATGGCCTCACGCCCGCGCCGGAGCCAGTTCTGCAGCCGGCCCTCGGTGGTGCCGGCGAGCCCCGCCGCGATGCGCTTCGTGGCGCCCTTGCGGAGGCTGGCCACCAGCTCCGTCTGGATGGCGTACGTCAGGGTGCTGGCGGGCCCCGCCCACTTCCCCTTTCGTCCCGGGCGCGCCTCCCCGGCCGGCTTGCCGGGAGGATTCTTCGGGTCGTAGCCGCGCGGAAGAGACACACCCTCCAGAAGGGCCGGCTTCTCGGAGCAGGCGATGGTGTGCGCTGCCCCTGAGCCCTCTACTGGACGGCCGAGGGATTCATTCATCGCGCAGCTCGGCAGGGCTGCTCAACCCATACTGCTAGCTCAGCGGCCAACGTCCCTTGTCGGCGCGGGCGTAGTGGCACGCAGCCACGCGAAGAGCCGGGCAGGGCCGTATTCAGTGAAGGTGAGGAAGTCGTCGGTTGCGAAACAAAGCTCGCAAGTGAGCCGCTGTCTCACTGGCTCTTGCTCAGGGCAAGGGTCGTCGGAGACCAAAAATCTTGTTCGCGCGGTCGACGAAGGGGGGCCATAGGCAATGTGGTAAGCCCGATAATCAATCTTATCGGTCAACTGAACGAGCGCAATCCCATGCTTCCGCGCATATTCAATCGCCCCTTTTTGAAAGCCAGACACAGAGAAAAGCATTGCCTTGTGGGCACCCAGTTCCTGTGTCTTCCGATGCAGCGACATTACGCGCTCACGCTCTACGCGTCGATTGTAATGCTTACACTCCACGATGACTTTAATCTTGGCTCCGCCAAACAGCTCGAACTCGGCGTAAACGTCAACCTCGTATTCTTCATCTGCGCTGGTTTTCAGTGTGCTCTTTCCTAGAATACGAACGTCCATCTTATGTCTTGCGGATTGAAGGACCCTATTGACTTGCCTTTCGTATTCCTCCCACGCGACGCTGATTCTCCTGCTGCGACTCGACTTCTTTGGTTTCATTTAGGGCTCGGCGTCTGCGGAACAGGGCAATCAGCGCATGAGTAGGCGCGACACTGCGTCCGAGGTATCGGTAAATTGATGCTCGGCACGACTGCTACCTGTTGAGTCCTGCCCGAACGTCGGAAACCGCATCGGCCCATCCTCCTGACTGATACAGTGCAATGAATGAGCAGACGTCGATATGCCAATCCTTGCTCTCATCGACTTGAAGCAGTTCTGCGCCGCCGAATAGTTCTGAAGGGATGAGCAGGTGGCCCTGGTTGCTTCGATGCGAGAAGAACTCGGAGAGGCGGTTCCATACCGTTTTTGAGACGGGAAGGGAGGCTCCATTCCGACCCAGGTAAAGCACAACAGTGGAGAGGGAACGGAAGATCGCCTCAAGTACATTCTGCGGCACGATATTTACCTTGCAGGGATTATCAATTCCGCGCTTATCCAGAATGCATCGACATCCCTGAGCCTCGATCTTCGAGACATGCAAGGTACGCTCGTCGAAATGCCGGTTCAGGAACACTCGGTATCCTTCGACCGTGGCACGCTCAATTGCGGAGTCGACAAAGGGGCTACTAGCCACTTCGCGCTCATGCGTCTCACCCATCCGCCTTGCGCGCTCAGTGACGTAGCGCTCGAATGGCTCCCTGACCTGCGCATCGAGCGATAGGTAATGCAGCCGGGCAAAGGGCTCGTAGGTGATGGTGTAGAGGGATTGGTCCGTCGGTTGGTGGCTCATTCGATCCTCAGTGCGAACGGGCTAGTTTACTGCGTGCCGCTGAAGCATTGGGACGGGCTGCGAGTCGTTTAGGTTAAAAGGCGACATCGATTCTGCGGGGCATGCACGGTCCCAATGTTCGCAACCCAATGGTGCCCCTTGTCTGCGGCGGTCTCGTGCTTCGACTGCCGACGTGGCAGCAGCCCGTTGAGGAGCGGGACGAGGAGCTGGCTCACGCCAGGATGAGGACGGCGGACTCGGTGCTGACGGGGGGCATGCCCGGACAGAAGGGGCGGCCCCTCACCCAGGGGCGACTTCACAGATTTCGTAATTTCGTAATTCGTGGACCGGAGCGCTCACCCAGGAGCGCGAGGACCGCGCGGCTCGGCGGGCTCCCACGGCTGCCACGCCCACCGGGACAGCTCACCCACCACGTGCGCGAGGAAGCGGCCCCAGCGTGCGCCGCGGGCGTCCTCGTGGAAGCCACGCGGGAGTGCCACGCCGGCCGGGCACTGCGGCACCGGGCACGGCAGGTCCATGGGAGCGCGGTCGCGGATGCAGGTGCAGGACGTCATGGGCCGTCCACCTCGTGCGGCATGGCCTGTCGGCGGCGCCGCGCCGCGTGCCAGGACAGGAGCGCCCGGGCCTGCTCCTCCAACGCGTCGGTGGTGGTGAGCATCGCTGCGGTGAGGACGCCCGCGCCCAGCGCGACGAAGGCGACGGCGAGGCGCCAGCCCAGTTCGGCCGGCACACCGGATGCCCACAGCAGGAGGCGCAGGGACACGACGGTCGCCGCCGTCACTGCATGGAACCACGCCAGCCAGAGGCCCACGACGAGCGTCTTCATCGCGTGGCCTCCGCGTCGCGTCCGTCCGCGTCCCATCCGTACCAGCCGAGGTGGAGGCGACCCACCGCCTCGTCAACCCGCGGCCGGGGGATGCTGCTGTCGTACAGGAGTCCATCGAGCCACGGAGCCACAGGCTCCAGGGCGCCTACCTCGCGCCCCTCGTGGTCCGTCACCGTCATGCGGCCCGGGTAGCTGGTCATCCCCCAGGGAAGGGGCGTTGGCTGCTTCGTAGTCGTGCGCGTGGCCAGCCGTCCTGGTACCTCTGCGTCTATGGCCGACCAATCCGACTTGCTTCACAGGGCGACGCCTTTCACGGATGGACTCCAGGTCCGGGGGTTCGCCGCTGCAACCGAGAAAGAGCGCGCGGAGCTTCGCGAGATGGTTCTGAAGCTGATGGCAGAAGCCCACCCGGTCACTCGCCTCCCGCTCATCGGCATCCACAAAGGCCGAGTCGCCACTCGGCAGGAGGCGCTGAAGGAGCACGTGGAGCTTGTGGTGGCACTTCAACTCCTGCGGGATCGCTCCGGCCTGGCAGCCAACTTGGAAGCGCTGAGCCACTTACAATCCCAAGAGTGGCCAGCGGCCGACTATCTCGATGAGAAACTACTGCTCGACGCCATGGTTGCGGCCTACCGCTCGCTTCAGCGTGGCACTGAGGCGCCAGCAAGCGACTAGCTGAAACCTCGCCCCTTCCGTAGGGGATGCACGACGCTGATGTCCGCCCGCCGCTGGTGCGCCTCGTCCAGGCCACGTACCCGGAGGCGCGGGTGCTGCCGGAGCTGGGGCTCGAGTACGGGCTGGTGCGCGTGGACTTGGCCGCGCTCAGCCCGACGCGGCTCCACGGGTACGAGGTGAAGGCGGACGCGGACACGCTGCGACGCCTGCCGGCCCAGGCCCACTGCTACAGCGCCGTCCTGGACAGGTGCACCCTCGTCGCGGGCGCACGCCACCTGGCACGCGGGCAGGACCTAGTGCCGAGCTGGTGGGGGCTGGTGCTCGCACGCAGTGGCGCGGACGGCGTCACGCTGGAGGACGTGCGGCCGGCGACGGACAACCCCAGCCCGAGCCCGGGCGCCACGCTGCAACTGCTCTGGCGAGCGGAGCTGCTGGCGCTGCTGGAGGAAGCGGGCGAGGCGCGAGGCCTGCGCTCCGCCGGGAAGGCATGGCTCGTGGCGCGGCTGCTGGAGGTCCTGCCCGGGGACGTGCTGCGGTCCCGTGTTCGGGAAGCGGTTTGCGTTCGTTCGGCGTGGCGGGCGGACGCGAACACGTAGGGCGCTGGCGCGCGGCATGGCAGGCCCGTGGACGCGCGCTCGCGGATGCAGGTGCAGGACGTTACGGCTGCTGCCTGCCGTCTTTCATGCGGCGCTGTCTCTCCAGCGCCAGCAGGGCGTATCCGGCGACGTCCTGCCAGGGTGACTCGCCCAGCGCATCCCGGTCCGTCGCGATCCGGAAGAGCTTGTCGAGGATGCGGACGACGGTGAGCGCATCGTTCAGCTTCGCGAGCGGGATGCCGTCCGGGTAGAGGACGCTCAACACCTGTCCGGCCTTGCCGAACGCGTCCCCGTAGGCCGCCTGCTTCGCATCCACCAAGGCACCCACCTCGGCGCCCAGCTTCTCGTGCTTGTACGTAGGGGTCATGCCCCGGGAGAAGGGACGGCGCTGGCACGCGGCGTGGCGGCAGCGAACGTGCCACCGGGCCCGCCGACAGCCCCCTGGGGTGGGAAACCGACAATGTAGGACAAATTCGGGATTGCTCGGCGCGCTGCAATCTTGCGCGACGGATTCCTCCGGAAATTCAGAGCGAGATCTGAAAGACGACCCCCCATTTTTCTGGGGCTGGGGCGTTCCTGGCGGCCCGTAGGCGCGTCTTCCCGGCCGGCACGGGTCCTTGGGTGTCCGGCGGCTGCGTGCGGTGGCGGGCCTGCGGCGGCCCTTCTGTCCGGGCATGCCCCCCGACCGCCGCACCAACACCATGCGCGAGGACATCGCCCGCCTCTCCGCCAACCAGGAGGCGGTGAACGAGCGCGCGACCTCGGCCGTGAAGGCGGCTCAGCAGATCGCGATGGACCTGCACCGCGTGATGGAGAACGTGCAGCTCGAGGTCCGCGGCGTCGGCGACCGGATGGCGACCGCCGAGCAGGTGCGGAGGCTGGAGGACCGCGTCACGGAAGTGGACCGCCGGGTCATGGAGCACGCCCCCGCGGTCGGCGTCGTGCCCGGCCTGGTCGCGAAGGTCGAGGCGCTGGAGAAGGCGGCGGCCCGAGCCGATGCGCTGGAGAAGACGGCGGCCCGGGTCGACGCCCTGGAGAAGAAGGCGCTGGTCCACGACAAGACGGCGGAGGACCTTCCGGTCGTCACCGAGCGCGTCGATGCCCAGGAGCACCGCCACTCCCGCATGGGAGGGGCACTGTGGGCGGTGGGCGTCGCTGTCGGGCTGCTCGGCCTGGCCGGTTTGCGCGACTGTAGTCGGTGGTTCGTCGAGCCGACCCCGCACACCCAGCGCCAAGCCGTGGAGCCTGATGACACCCGGCCCACGTCCCGGCGGCGGCAGTGAGCCTTGTTCCCTTCGCCGCGCACGTGCTCGTCGCGTGTGCCGTTCTGGTCCTGGCCGTGTGGCGCACCGGCGGACCCGGTTCCTTGCTGCGCCCCCGGAGTTGCACGATGGCAGCCGTCACACAGCGCGCGTTGTTCCTCCAGCTCGTCCTCAACCAGGTGGGTGCCCCGTACCGATGGGGGGCGAAGGGCAGCCTTCCGGACCCCCATGGCCCCCGCCTCTTCGACTGCTCCGGGCTGGTGACGTGGAGCCTGCACCAAGTGGGCGGGCCCGATTGGCGCACGACGCACAACACGGACCGGCTGTGGGACGCGTGCAAGCCGGTGGAGCGCGTGGAGGAGCTCCAGCCCGGGGACCTCGTGCTGTACGGCAAGGCCGGGGACCCGGACCACGTGATGGTGCACGTGGGCGCGGGCGTGGTGGTGGGCGCCTCCGGGGGCGGTAGCACGACGCGCACCCTGGAGGACGCCGCGCGCTCGGACGCCAAGGTCAAGGCGTTCGCCCGGGTCGCGTACCGGAGCGATGTGCTGGGCTTCCGTCGCCCGCCGTTTGTCTCCTGACATGGGCATGCCACCGCAGTGCCGACTGTGCGGCAAGCGCCTGGGCCAGTGTGACCATCCGCGCTGGCTGCTGCGTCACGGGCTGGCCCAGTCCTCCGGGGGCTGTCCGCGCGCGGCCGTTGTCGCCTCCCGGTCCGCCTCGCGCAGCGCATCGTCCACGAGGTGGGCGACGCGTTCCACGTTGGCCGGCAGCTTCCCGCCCGTCTCGCACGCCTCCGCGTGAAGGCTCGCCGCTGCGGCGGTGAGGTGCATCTTCACGACGGGCATCCGACTGTAGGGCATGGCTTCCCTCCGCGCGGGAAGGTGCGCATGGGCACGCGGCGCGGCAACGACAACGGACGGCACTTCCTCCAGGTGCAGCTCACCCGCCGCATCTGGAGGAATTCCCGATGAAGACATCCGAGTCCCGAGAGCAGGCCCTGGAGGCGTTCCGCGCCGCCGTCCGTGAGGACATGGCCAGGACGTGCTGCCGCAAGGCGCGCGTTGCCATCACGCTCCGGCACCACATTCACCCGGACGGCTACGAGCTCGCCTTCGACTTCATGCGGATCTGCGCGAAGGAGACGGGCGGCACCCTGGACGCGCGCGGCGTGTGGCTGGACGGGGCCAAGGGCGAGCTGTGGCTGCCGCGGGCGCTGAGCTACGCGCGAGGGTCGGCCCTTCCTCTTGGGGCAGCTCACCCGCCGCACCAGGAGACACCCATGGCCGATGCGCCGAAGTACACGCCGCCCCAGCACCTGCTCACCAACGCCGAACTCGACATGCAGGCCGCATCCGGCGGGGAGGTCGATGCGGCGGCCGCGCTGTTCCTGGCCTACGGGCACACGACGGAAGGGAAGTCGGCGGCCACTGGCGCGGCGCTCCCGCCCTACGTGGAGTGCAACGTCCTGGTCCAGGCTGGGTGGCTCGCGGTCGCCAGGGCGGCGCGCAAGATGTTCGCGCCCGCTCCCCAGCCGAAGGGCGCCTCGGTGGCGCCCCCGGGCCAGAAGCCGTCCGTCGGCCGCTCCGTCCACTACCAGCGCGACGCGGTGACGTGCGCGGCTGACATCACCGAGGTGAATCCGGACGGCACGGTGGAACTGCTGGTGAAGCCCCCCCGCTTCCTGCCCTTCACGGCGTCCAACGTGCCCCAGGCGGACACCGAGGCGCCCGTCGCCGGCCACTGGAACTGGATGCCGCGCGCCTGAGCCGCCCCTTCTTCGTGGTGCTGTCCAACCCCCATCAGGAGCAACACCATGAAGAAGCGCATCATCCTCGGCGCCACGCTGGCGGCCGCCCTCGCCGCGCCGGTGGCCCTGGCCCAGGCGTCCACCAGCGCCAGCGCGGAGCCGAGCATCCAGTCCGTGCTGGTGGCGGCGGGCGTCGCCGTCGTCCCCGTCGTGGCCACCGCGCTGGCGGGCCTCATCGCCGCCGCCCTCCTCGCGCTCACGAAGAAGCTGAACGCCCAGGCGGGCGACTCGAAGCTGGCCCAGGTGGGGGCCCGCGCCTCCATGGTGACGGAGGCCATCGTCCGTGAGCTGGAAGTGACGATGCGTCCGAAGCTGGAGGATGCCGTCGCCGATGGCATCCTCACGGCGGCCGAGCTGGCGAAGCTCAAGGCCGAGGCCCTGGCCCAGCTCAAGGAGAGCCTGGGCGAGCATGGGATGAAGGAGCTGCAGGAGGTGCTGTCGCTCACCGCCGGCAGCATCGGCACCTTCCTGGGCGGGCTCATCGAGGCGGCCGTGGACCGGATGAAGGCCAGCAAGACGGCGCCCGTCGTCGGCTTCACGGAGGAGTTCATCTCCGCCGCGCAGTCGCTGGGTGCCATCGGCAGCACGGCGGGGCTGGCCCCGGCCACGGCGGTCCCTTCGACGCCCCGCGGGTAGCGGTCGCCGCGGGGCTGTCGCGGGTGCTGAGCGACGTGCCGATGCGCACCGGGTACCTGGAGGCCTCCGCCGGCGCCTCCTCCCTCACGGGCGCCTACGCGCGCCTGGAGGGTGGGGCGAGGCTCCGGCAGGACCTGGGCCTCTTCGCCTTCGCGGAGGCCAACCAGCGCGAGCGGATGGCCGGCGCAGGCATCCGATACACATTCGGCTGGTGATACACAGAGGCTCGCTCAATGAGTTGGGTGGGCCTCTGTGGTTGTTGTTGTGGTGACTCGGGTTGAGTTCTGGGGCGAGCGCCTGTCCTGTGTTGTGCCGCAAACGTGGACTCGGCGACGGAGCTTGGTCAGCCGACCGCAAGCGCAGTTCTTCTGCCGATAATCCTGTCGAGCTGCTTGGCGCTTCGTGCCAGCTTGAGCGTTTCTCCTGGGGTCACGGTCGACTTGGTGCCTAATGTTGCCCAGAGTGACAAGGACTGCTTTCCGTGGGCTGCCCATCCCATTGTGAATTGGGGAGAGACTCCGACAATTGGAGTTGATAGCACACGGTCTCTTAGGTGTGTTGCAAGTATGAAGGAATGCATTTCTGGGCCGGCGTTCCAGTGCATTTGGAAATCTCGTGTTCTTAATGTTTCCATGACTGGCGCCTCTAGCGCTATGCCGCTGCCGATTGACCTTGCGGCTCCTGGGAGGACTTCCTCTGGTTGAAATTTATTTGAACTCAGGAACGCGTATAGTTTGGTCTCGGGAAGGCCGAATTTGTTTGTGCGTTGAGGGTTTGATGAGCCAAGTAGGAACGATGCCTTGAGTGCTCGGAGCGCCGGGCTGTATCGGTTGAAATGGCGATTGATGAAGCGGGCAATCCAGCGGACTGAATTCTCGTTGAGTCCTTCTTGTGCATTTCGCGCTGGTATCAGGAATTGCGCAGTGAGTTGGTCGAGAATGTCAAGTCCGATGTCGACCGAGCCCGCAAATCCTCCAATGATGTTTTGGCTTAGTGGGTAAATTTTATGGAGGGCGTCGTGCTCGCTCTTGTCTGGCAGCATTATGCGAATGTCTGATGCCATTAAGACGGTGCCGAAGCCAACGTTTGCGCCGACTACCCATGTCATTGGGGCCTCCTGGTTAGGTGACATTTTGCCGATTGGCGTGGTTGGGCATAGGAAACGTAAAACGTTCTTTCGGCTTCGCGGATGGCCATCGCGGGCATCTGGCTCACGTTCGGCCTGTAGTGCTGCGGCCCGCTCCGGGAGACTGTGGGGGGGGCGCGTCAGTCCAGCTTGGAGCGTTCCGCGTCGGTCTCCAGTTCTCCTTCAGTCAGCGTGTCGAGAGCCCCCTCCGCAGACTTTTCCCACATCTGGTCTGTGTCGACGCGGTACGCCCAGACTTCGGCCGCAAGGTTCGCATCGGGCGCACCATCCTCGGTTCGGTCACCTGGATAGGCCAGGAGGATCACAAGGCCAACCCGGTAGTGCACCCCTCCGACCTCCACCACCAAGTGGTCCCCTACAACGGGCACCCGCGCTACGGGGCAGACGCTATTCGTCGGATTGCCGCTCTTCGTCTCGTAGCGGTGGAGCCATATTGTGACCTGGGACGGATTGGTCGTCGGGCGTTTGCTGGGCATGGGCTCGAAGCTACCCCCGGCGCTGCAAGATGCGCCATCCGAAGCGGCATCCTCCGTGCACCACGCGCGCGTGTGGTGCGACCACGCGCCACGTGTCCCACGAGGCCCCCAGAGTGAAGCCCTACTTCCAGACCGACACCATCACCCTGTTCCATGGCGACTGCCGCGACCACCTGCTCGGACTGCCGTCCGAATCCGTGGACGTGCTCCTCAGCGACCCGCCCTACGGGATGGCCTACGAGGCGAAGGGCAGGAGCGGCGCGGCCATCCGCGCGGACGGCTCCCGCCAGGGCATGCGCGTCTTTCGCCAGGCGCTCACCTCCGCGGGCCACGCGCTGAAGCCGGACATGCACGCCTACGTCTTCTGCCACTGGGAGAGCTGGCCGGACTTCTTCGACGCGGCGTCGGCGCACCTGCGCATCAAGGGCGCGCTGGTGTGGTGGAAGGCCCGGGGCGGCATGGGCGACTGCGCGGCCGGCTACGCCCCGGACTACGAGGTGGTGCTGCACGGGGCCGGGCCGAAGCGCCGGCCGCTCACCGGGAAGCGCCACGGCGCCGTGCTCGCGGGCTACCCGCCGGTGCCCGCGCGGGCGCGGACGCACCCGACGGAGAAGCCCGTCAACCTGCTGGCCTACCTGGTCGAGCGCTCCTGCCCGACGGGAGGCCTCGTCCTGGATCCGTTCGCCGGCACCGGGGCGACTCTCCTGGCCGCGCAGCAGCTCGGGCGCCGGGCGGTGGGCGTGGAGCTCGAGGAGCGCTACTGTGAGGCCGCCGCGCGCCGGCTGGAGGCGGGTGGCGCTGCGCTCCGGCGCGCTGCCTGACCCGCCCGGTTCCGGTTTTGCCTCCTCGACTGAGGGCGCGAAACCGGAACCACTCAGCCCTCTGGAGGCTCGCTGCTCAGCCAGAACGCCCGGTTGCCGCTGCGCAGGGCCTTCTCCAGGAACTCTTCGAAGGAGGACGCGATGCGCTCCGTCTCGGGAAACGTCTCGTGGAAGGCGTCGAGCAGCGGGTAGCGGTCGTTCTCGCGCTGGGTGACGTCCACGACGACGTAGTCGGAGTCCTGCATGTCCACCAGCGTGAAGACGGACAGGGCGCCATCCCGGTCCTCGTCCCTGGCGCGGATGGCCAGGCGCGCACGGCGGATCTCCGCGAGCGGCAGGACGCGGTAGAGCGCGTTGGCTCGGGGCTCGAAGAGCGTGCACCCGTCGCAGTGCAGGTAGAAGGCGCGCAGGTCCTCGTCCAGCTTCCAGCCGACACGTGCCTCGAAGGCGGCGAGCTGCGCGGGAGTCGCGGGTGCGTTGGGGAAGTGGAGCCGGGAGACTTCGGCCAGCAGTGGGTCCATGGGCATGGCCGTCAGTCCACGTAGGGCCGTTCGGGCCCCGGCTTCAGCCATTGGCCACCCGGCGCGTAGCAGGCGGGGTACTCGCGGTTGAACACGCCGTGCACGTCGTCGGGCACCGGGAGGACGTTGTCCCGGGCCAGCGGCGCACCGCCGTGCCCCAGGTCGAAGATGTGGTGCCCCTGCCAGTTGATGCCGCCCGTTGACGGCCACCCGCCGAACTCGCGGCCCCACTCGTCGCGGAACGTGGTGCGCGAATTCTTCCAGGTGTTCCGGCGCCACGTCAGGTCCGCCGCCTTGGGGTAGTCGCAGCAGCAGTGGGTGATGGCGAGCCGCCCGCCAGCCTCCGCGGGCATCAGCATGAAGCGGCCCTTCCAGTCGCCCTTGATGTCGGCGAGCCACATGCAGCCCATGAGCGCGTAGCCCTGGGCGGCGCACTTCGACTCGCAGCGGGACAGGAACGCGACGCTGCACTGCCAGGGCCCGTAGTAGATGGTCGTCTGCACCTGGCCGCCGTCCGGGGTGGACACGAACGGGCTCACCCACTTCGCGGACGCGGGGCTGCCGACGGTGCCGACGGTGGCGGATCCGCATCCCACGAGGGCGAGGACGGCGACGGCGCTCGCGGCGCGCGGAAGGTGGGGGACGGCTGGCATGGATTAACATGCCAGCACGGACAAACTGGAAAGTTAAGTCACGGCCGCGAGTGCGCCCTGACGGGTAGGGCGCTCAGGGCTACCTGGATGAGGGCCGCGCCGCTACCCCTCGGGCCGGACGACTCCATCCATGCCGACGATGAAGCGCAGCGAGCCGGCCGCTTCGCCGGACACCTGGATGCGGTAGAGCTTCCCGTGCTCTAGGGGCTGCGCGGCGTCGACCACCTCGAAGCCCTCGGGCACCTCGCCGTAGACGATGCGACGAGCCTGCTTCTCGCCGAAGGACCGGGCGCGGGTGAACCAGAGCTGCGTCCCGTCCTCAGCCAGGACGTAGATGGCGTTGTACCTGGGCAGGCCTCCGTCCTGGGACGGCTCCTCGACGGCGAAGGCGGGCGCCGGCAGCTGCTCGCTGCTGGACGCGAGCGTCACGTCCAGCCAGGGCTTGCAGGCGGTGAGGAGGGACACCTGGGCCAGGAGAAGCACGAGGGGGAGGGCACGGTGGAGACGCATGGCTACGGGGCTCCCAGGCCAGCGTGGACGGACTTCATCGCGGCCGCGAGCTGGGCACTGTAGTCCCTGCCGTCGACGATGAACGGCGCGGGCGGCGTCTTGAAGCAGCCCTTCGCGTAGGCCTGCTCGAGCATCTCCGCCTGCTGCTCCGGATTCATCTCCTCCCAGGCTTTGCCCTCGCGCAGCGCCTTGCCGAGGTTGTAGCCGTCGCCGAAGAACTGCGCGATGAGCGCCTCGCTCATGTAGTCGTTGCCCCCGTGCTGGTGCTGCCACACGTGGGCGGCCTCGTGGACGAGGGTGTCCGGGGTGAGGGGCAGCCAGCCCTCGGGCACGTAGATGGTGTCGCCGTGGGTGAAAGGCCGTCCGCCCACGGTGAGCAGCCCAGCGTTGCCCTCCTTGAGCTGGATCTTCGTGTAGTCGATGGAGTCCCCGTACACGGCGTGGAGCACGGCCATCTCCTCGCCCGTCAGCTTGCGGCCCACGGGCTCGATGAAGAGCCGCGTCTGGATGGCGCTGAGGACGCTGCCGCCCAGCCGGAGCAGCCCGTCCGTCGGCGTCTGCACCGCCTTGAGGATGCTGAGCCCAAGCTGCGCCAGTCCTTCCCCGAAGCGGCCGGTGAAGATGTTCGCGATGCCCCTGCCGAACGTCTCCGCCATCTCCCATGTGTTCTTGAGCGTGCCGACGACCGAGTCGTAGACGCCCGTCACGACGCCCGACACGCCGTCCACGAGCCGCTCACCCACCCCCAGGAGGGCGTCGCCGATGTCCCCCAGCAGGCCCTGGGCGGACACACGCTGCTCGCCCTCCGCCTTCGTGATGCTCGTCGCGGGCGGGCTGACGACGGCGGGGGCGATGGCGCTCACCGTCCTGGCCTTGGCGACGAGCGCACTCGGCATGCTCGCGCTGAAGACGTCGACGGTGTTGGCCGCGCGCGCGGTGGCGTCCGGCTTCGGCGCGAGGTGCGGCGTCTCCGCGGCGGTGTCGCGGTAAGTGGTGGGGAGGAGGGTGGTCCTGCTGCGTGTCGAGATGGGGTCCATGCTGGCTCCGTGGGACGTGTCCCTCCGGAGCTGTGCAGTGCCTGTGCCCTGGCTTTTCACTCTGTAGCGAGCTTAGGGCTCCGTCCCGGCGGAGGGACGGGTGTCCACGTGAAGCCGACTGCTTAGAAGCCGAGGTGTAGAGGTTCCCGGGCGCGGACTACGGGCACTGCTTGGGGGCGTTGCGCAGCGGGCTGCACTGGTTGTTACGCCCAGGCACGGAGCAAGGCGCGCTGAAACAGGTCCTCTGGTGCCCTAGGAACGTGACGAAGGTTGAGCAATAGCCGGTGACAGAGCCGGTGGCTACCGTGCTGTTTTCCGCGATGAGGATCCCGGCGCTTGTCGCGCAGCTGAAGTGGACGCAGGGGCGTGGAGGAACTGGCGCCGGAGGCTGTGGTGCATTCGCCGTTGGCGTCGATGTACTCGCACCCGTACCCGACCCCTGTGTCCCTAGAACAGTAGCCGTACTGGTTGATGCCCTGCCAAGCGCCTCTGACGCGGGCGCAATCGGTACCCACGGCGAAATCCGCCCCAGGCGTAAATTTCTCGCAAAATACGCGATGAGTATGGGGGCTTGTATTTACGTCTGATTGGGCGTAAAAGAAGTCCACGGAACGTTGGTTCCGGAGTCCGTCGTTCGGGTGGACGTCCAAATAGGCGTATTTTCTTGTCGTGGAAAGGGTTTTAGCTCATGAAAATCGGGGTTCTGGTTAGCAAGCAGGCGGGAAAGACGGTGATGATTGGTGCGATGTCCGCAGCAGAGGTCATCGCGAATCTTTCCAGTCAGGCCATGACGGTCAACAACGAGGCGCAGCGTTCGCTCGCGCGTGGAGCGGAAAAGGAGTCGACCAAGGATCTTCTGGACAGCGACACGGTGCACAAGATGCCGCGCACCAGGGAATTCCGTGAGTTTCTGGTCCGGGTACTCAAGCACGCCATCGCTGGCAAGAATGATCAGGGGTTCTTTGGATCCATCCAGTTCATCGTGCCTGAGCGGTTTAAGGGCGCGCGCCTGCGGCTTTCGGAGGTTGAACCGGGGCAGAGCCTGCCTACCAACCTCGCGCTCGCCCTGAGCTCCCTTGGCCGCCACCGTCAACTGGGCACGTTCGAGGCAGAGCCGATGCTCGAGGAGGCAGTGTTCCACATCGCCGACGGTCAGGGGCGCTGCTTCGGCTTCTTCTCGATGCGCCGATGGATCCAGGAAGAGATCAACAACCTGAAGGCCGAACTCAAGAAGCTCGAAAAGAACGAAGCCTCTGAGCAGTTGATCGACTCCAAGGAAAAGCAACTCAAGGAGATGGAGGCGCTGCGTGAGCAGATCAACGTCTTCCTGACTGAGACACACATCCCCTTCGTCGCTTACATCTCTGCGGTCACCACCGCAGGGGAGATCGTGGGCCTGGGTGTGGAGGCCGAGAAGCGTCTCTACATCGAGAGCAACGCACTCAACTCCAAGGCGAGTCAGGAGGAACTCGTGAAGTACGAGTCCAACAGCCCGGTAGTGCTCGCGCTCCGGATGGATCGCCTCGAAGAAGAGAACGTCTGGATGAGTCCCGATTTCATTGAAGAGGACAGCAAGACGGTGGGCAAGAACAGCACCAAGGTATTCACCCTTTCCGCATTGGTGCAGGCCTACTCCTACTCGATGACGAACGACAACGATCCCATCAGCCGCGGCCTTGATGAGCAGGTGTTTGAGATGGCGTCCAAGAACCATCCCTTTGTCTCGGCGTACTGGAAACGCGTGTCCGACGCCTTCAGCAAGGCCTGGGTGCCGGACGTAGACCAGAAACAATCCGAGCGGCGCGAGTATCTGCAGGCGCGTCGGGCTGAGCAGAACGTACTCTTCCAGGCCGTCTTCCTCCATGCTCTCGGTCGGCTTGGCTATGCTCTTGGCTTGAAGACTGGTTGGGACGCGAACTCGCCGGAGTTGAACAAGCTCGCCAAGCTGACGTCGATGGACTTCGTGGCGAAGAAGGCCGCCACCGATGCGGCTGGCGAAGCCACGCCAACGTACAACTCCGCTTGGCAGCAGGCGATGATGAAGCCAGCCAAGGATGGCGCATGGTCCTTCAACAACTCGAGCGAGAACGTCGAGCGGGTATACGAGTTGCTCTGCGGGACTGTTGGCATCCCTGTAGTGAAGGCTGCCAAAAAGGCTCCCGTTGCCGCAGTGCCGGTCGAGGAGGTCGCCTAGCGCTGCTTGCGTCTGACGGTGGGCGCGCCCTTGCTTCATTGGGGCGCCCTACTGCCATCGCTTGCGCCGCGTAGGCCCAGTATGCGCCGGTACACTCAGAATGAATTGGAGCAGGTCTTCGCGAAGACGGAAGGCGAATGCTACCTCTGCTGGAAGACGCTGAACTTCGGAAACTACGGCCTCCACGGTGCGTCGGGGGCGTGGCAGGTTGAACATCGGCGCTCACGGCGGTGCTGCGGCGTCCATGCTTTCTGGAACTGGTTCCCTTCGTGCATTGCTTGCAATCTCAAGAAGGGCCGTCGCTGCGATGGGTGCTGCGCGTCCGGGCGCACTTCTGCCGCCGCGTCATGGTAGCCGTGGGGCGCGGCCCGCGTCTGATTGACGCATATGGGTTGAGCGCGCCGTGCGTGACGGCGCGCGAGAGGAAGGCGGGCGGCCCGTGCTGCGCCGCCCGCTGGAAGCGTCTCGGCTACAGCGGAACCGGCTGGAGCTCAGCCGCCAGCATCGCGGCAATCACCGCAGCCCACTGAAGCGGTGTCAGCTTCGGGGGTTGGATGTTGCCAACCGTCGTGGCGATGGCCTTCTGCAGGTTCGCGACGGTCCTGCTGCCCTGGTAGTCGTGCCAGAGGCGATTGCCGCGATTGTCCAGGCCATTGAAGCCCGGCTTGTCGCACCAGTTGATGTCAGGGCCCTCCGCGAACTTCAGCGCCTCCTTGACGCCTTGGATGATGACGGAGTCGGACAGCGCCACCTTCTCCATCTCCGCAATCCAGCGTGTCAGGTGGCGAACCAGGCTCTTCTGATTCAGGCACTGGTCCTCGGACTCGATGTAGGGACGGACGATCTTCGCGCCGGGTTTCAGCGTCCGATGCTTGAACTCGGAGACGTAGCGCTGGACGTCGGTGAGCACCGTCTTCCACGTGGCCGACGACAACCCGGGCACCTTGAGGTTGGCGTCGATGGGGAGCGGTTCCGCCCAGACGGCGGAGGCAGCAAGGCACGCAACCAGCAGGGTCAACTTGATGAGGCTTTTCATGAGGGAACTCATAGGGAGAGAGGGCGCGCCGGGAGGGCCCACCAGCGCGCGGGGAGAGGGGGCGGGCCGCGACGACTGCGCGGCCCGCGACGTCAGGTGCGGTGGGGACTACGGGGCGGTGAAGACGTCCTGCCCGCGGATGACCGTGCGCAGCACCGTGGCAGCGCGCAGCGTCGCCGCGTCGGCACCGATGACCTGCCGGTCCACGACGATCCACGATGCGGGCTGGCCGTAGGCCAGCATGCCGCCCGCCTCACGCCGCGCCCGGGCGGCCTCGCGGGTGGAAGCGATGATGCCCTGCTCCGCCGTCAGCCGCTCGGACGGATTCCAGTGCTCCATGGCCTGGGCAATCCAGACGAAGGGGCTGTCCACTCCGGGGGTGATGGGGCCGAAGCTGTCGCGACCGAAGGCCAGCTTCACGCCACGGGCGATGACTGAAGCGTACGGTGACGCGCGAGCCGTCTCGGTCGCCGTCAGGTACTCGTCAAGCACGGGCTTGAGCTGGATGTGCCCGGGGTTCTGCACCAGGTACCAGCCCAGGTCCGCGAGCCCGTCGATGGTCTCCGGGTCCGCCATGTCCCAGTGCTCCATGGTGCCGCACTGGTTGGCCATCTGCTCTTCGTTGGCCACGTCCAGGGCGAACTGCGCCGCCGCGCTGCCGTAGGCGTGGTAGATGCCGCACGTGTTCGGCGTGTTCTTCACGCGCCGGTACGCCCGCGCCAGCTCCTCACGGGACAGGTTGCTGTGGCCGAGGTAGCCCGGGGCGTAGATGGACGGGCACTGGGTGTCGGAGTTGAGGTACCCCCGCTTGCTCCAACCGATGCAGGCCTTGAGGCCCCCATCCGTGAAGCTTTTGATCCACAGCTTGCCGGACGTGGCGCGCAGGCTGTCCGGGCACGCGTCGCCCTCCTCGAGCGGCATGCACGCCACCGTCAGGTTGACGGGGTGCTGCACCAGGGACTTCACCGCCGCGGCGCGCGTCGGACGGTACTCGAAGGGGATGTCCAGGGCCGACACGATGCCCACGGACGCCGCCACGTTGAGCCAGTGCGTGTACTGGGCGGCGAAGTAGGAGTCGGGGTGACGGTTGGCCATCGCCTCGAAGATGCGCCCCTGCGCGCCCACCTCATGGACGAAGCCGTCCAGGCTCCCGTCCTCCGCGCGGCCATAGAGGCCGTTGTACGGGTTCGCGTCCCAAATGCCGATGCCGGCCGCGCTCAGGGCCGCGTCGTTGGCGAACTGGCCGTGTCCCTCGAAGGCGTCGAATCCCGTGACGGGGTTGTTCGGGGACGCCACCGACAGCTCCACGCGGACGTTGCGGCCGTGGCTGGTGAGGTAGAACTTCCGCGAGAAGAGGAACACCGTCCAGGCCCCGGCCGGCCGCTGCTGGGCGCAGCTCGTGGCGTAGGTGCGCACCTCGTCGAAGGTGGGGTCGGTGTTGAGCACCGGCACTCCGTCGGGACCCACCACCACCTGGCCGTTGGCGTCGAATGTCGGCACGAAGCACAGGTCCGTGCTCGGCTCGAAGGGGCTCAGCATGTGCTCGTGGGCGTCAATGATGCCGGGCAGCACCTGCGCGCCGTGCAGGTTCTCCACCTTCTTCGTGTTCGGACCGACGTACTGCTTCCAGCCGTCGCCGTGGCCCACCCAGAGGATGGTTTCCCCGCGGACTGCCATGGCGGACGCCGAGCGGCGGAGGGGGTCACCATCCTGCGAGGTGTAGATGTTGGCGTTGTAGATGATGTGCGTGGCGTCGCCGCGCAACGCGGACGTGTCCGGCGTGGGCGGATGGTAGGAGGACTCCAACTGCGCGAGGGCGGGGGAGGCCGTCAGGCACACGAGTGCCAGCGCGGAGAGACGCGAGAGGGAAGACATACGACTCCTGGGGAAGGGTGCTGCGGTTGCGGCTGGACGGAGTGCCGAGGCCGGAGTCGAACCGGTGCGCTGCTTTCGCAGCGGGGCCCATGCCCTTCATCGGCGGGTGTTTCGTGTGCGGCGCGCGCCAGGTGCCGGCGCGGTGCTGCTACGCGGGGACGGTGAGCCGCTCCGTGCCGTCCATGTCGAACCACATGGGACGGACCTCGTGCTTGTGCGCCCAGTAGTCGAGGAGCACTTCCAACTCCCGGCGCGCTTGGTCGCTCACGACGTAGCCGTCACCGCCTTCCGGGCCCTCATCCATCGCGTGCTGGTCGAGCATGTCCACGACGTTGTCGGCGCCGAGGTAGCTGGCGGGAGTCGTCGCGACGGCCAACCAGAAGGGCTCGCCCGGCGAGAGTCCCAACTCGCCCGCCCTGGCGATGGCCTCCTCGCGTGTCGCGAAGGCCGGGGCGTCCATCCAGTTCTCGTCGTCCTTCGTGATGCACCAGTCGCCAGCCTTCATGCGTGCGTCCTCCGTGTGCTGCGTGAGAAGGGCCCGGCGAGGTGGATGGGGGGAGTACCCACCCCGCCGGGCAGGCGCCCAACGTCGGCGCCGCGAGAGAACCCCGTGCGGCCCAATGCCGACGGGGCGTGGTGGGGCGGTCCGTCCAGCCCTGTGCTGGCCGCTCCCACCGACAAGGCCCGGCCCCACGATGGGGCCGGGTTGCAGCCGTGCGCGTCGCGCAATCGGCCTCCCGGGCCGGGGAGACGGAAAAGACGCGCGCGGCTGCCCAAGGGCCCGACGGCATGTCGCCGCCGGGAAGTGACGCTCAACCGTCGTGCAGGCCCCAACCGCAGAAGAGCCCGTCCTTCCCTCGCAGGAGGGGCGCGCCGCAGTGGCAGTGGCCGTCCGGGGCAGGGCGCGCGCTCGGTGGCGGCGTGGGCTCCGCAGCGCCCTTCAGCTTGTCCAGCTCCCGGAAGTACTCCTGCCGGTTGGCCCGGTGCTGCCGCACAGCGGGGGAGGGTGTTCGCAGGTGGCGGGGGCCCATCGTCCGACTCCTATTCGTAGTGCTCGCCCGCGGCCTGCTCGGCCCGGCGCAGCAGTTCGCGCTCTTCCGCGAGCACCTCCTCTTCCGGGGTGCTCTCCCACTCAAAGGCCCGCCACCGGTGCTTCCCCTCGTGGCCCTCGCCCTCTTCGCGCTCGCACAGCACCCAGCTGCGCTCGGGGTGCTCGGTGAAGGCAGGGCAGGGGCTTCGCGTGCAGCCAGCCATTGGACTCTCCAGGTCTAATGACTTTATGCGTACCCCTCACGTCTGACATTGCGAGGGCACGTCGGCGGCGCGCAGCCGCGCGTGCCACAACTCCACTTCCAGCGAGACGAAGAGCGCGTCCTCGCCCTGGCGAAGGAGGGTGAGGGCCTGTCGCGCCTGGGTGACGGCCGCCTGCGCGCGGTACCACGGGGACTCCACGCCCATGTCTCGGGAAGGCGGCAGCGCGTCACGTGCCGCATGGGCGTCACGCCACGCCTGCGCTGCTGTCTCCCGTCGTGCCGGCAGCGCGTCCGCTTCGGAGAGGGCGCGCTCGATGGCCACGCCTTCCCCGATGCGCCAGTACGCCCGCAGCGTGCGGAGTCGGCGCGTCAGCTCCTCGAGGGAGTCCGGAGCCCCGGCCAGCGCCGCGCGGTCCACCGGCACCGCCGACTGCGCCTCTGCCACGGCGGCCGGGCCACGCCGCCGCAGCTCGCGGTCGACGAGCGTCTTGTCGGAGAGGCACCCCGAGAGGGCTCGGCGCATCAACTCCCGCGGGGACAGCACCGCCAGCTCCGCGCGGGCCAATGGTGCGGCGCGCGTCTGTCCGGGCTGCCGAGGGGCCGTGCCGTGCGGACGCACCTCTCCCGTCTCCATGTCGTTGGCCATCTCGTCCTCGGGGTTGTGAAGGGCTCTTGCCGGAGCGTGTCCGGCTCAACTGGAACGGGCGCAGGGACGTGCCTCGCCTGGGGACTCAGCTCTGCTGGGGGGCGTCCGGTTCCGCGTAGGGCCAGGTGCGGTTGTCCAGCAGCCCGCGCAGGCGCTCATCCGCCGGTGCCGCCACCACCTGCTGCGCGAGCGTCGAAACCTCGCGCAGCTTCTCGTCGCGCTGGCCTAGTGCGACGACGTTCTCCAGGGCGTACCGCACTTCGTACGCGCTGAGCGGCCTCTGGCCCGCGTCGCGGAGCACCTCCTTCAGGCGCTCCACCTTGCCCGTGAGCAGGTCCTCCCGCTTCCGCTCCCTGATGTGCACGTACCGCATCGGTCCACCCCCTGCGCCTGCGTGTCGATTCTGCGGTGCTTCTCCTGCTGACGTCCTCGCTGGCCACCCAGCTCGCGCCCGCCGCCGTGCCCTCTCCCGTGTGGAGCCCCGTCCGTCCGCCATCCGCAAGACCTATATATGCGCCACGCAAGCGCCACGCAAGCGTTGTGCTTGCGTGGCGATTGCGTGCGGCGTACGTTGGTCGTGCGTTGACCGGCGCACCGCCGGCCGCCTACACCGGAGGGCCAACTGCATGCGAGGTGCCACCGTGGCGCAGTACCGGAAGCAGGAGCCGAGATCCGTCGCGCTCAACCTGCGAATCACGAAGACTGCCGATGAGCAGCTGCTTGCTGCTTTGAAGGAAGAACAGAAGGAACCCTCCAACGCGGAGATGTCCAGAGCGGAGCTTGGCGCCCTCATTTGGGATGACGGCCTCGATATCTACGCCGCTCGAACGACGCTCGGACCCGAGCGCTTCACGAGACTGACGCGAGTCCTCGGTGACCAGCGGGCGGTCCTGACGGAACTGCTACGACGAGGGTTGGATGCGATGGAGGAAGAGCAGGGCTTCGACAAGCCGCCAAAGAAGGGTGGGCGCTGAGCGGTCTCGGTTCGAAGTGGGTCCGGGAAATCAAGTGAGCATCGTAGAGTGGGAGCTTGGCGCTACGCTGCCCAGGCAGGTGAGCGGGAGTGTTTCATGCGGAAGCCGATGAATACCGGCCAGGGTGGTACGTCTCAGCAGACGCGCGGAGGTGGTGGTGTGAGTCCGGGAGAGCCGCGCGCTAACGATGGCCGACATGCAGGCCGACTGGGCGGGTACCACCTCGGCAGGTGCATCGAGAGAGGGACGGCACAGGGCGACGTGTACCTGGCTCGGGAGATCCGAACCGGAGAAGCCGCAGTGCTGGCGCGACCTACGGTGGGCGAGGGGCAGTTGCTCCCATCTACTCCCGTGGAGGTGCTGGATCAGTACCCCAGTGCCTCGTTGCAGGTCGTGTGGACGTCGTCCGAATCTCCCTCGTACCGCGCGCTGAAAGTCCGCCTCCCCGGAACGGCGTCGCCCGCCAAGGTGGATGAGGAGCTGACCGCGGTGTCCGAGGAACTGCCGAACCTGTTGGAGCAAGCCCTGGCGCGCCCCGAACTGCGGGAACACCTGCTCTCGCCTCCGATCACGCGCTGGCAGCGTTGGCGCGGGCGGTGGCGTCGGTCCGCAGTTCGCGCTCGGACCGCCGCAGTGCACCACTGGAAGGACGTGGCGCTTGGCGCCCTCGTGCTTGGGTTCCTCGCGAACCTCGTCTGGCCTCACGAGCAGCCTGCGCCCTCACCCGACGCGCTGCGGACCTCCGTGACCAGTCGTCACGAGCCCGGTTTGGACACGCTCACGACCAGCCTCGCGGAAAGCATCACGGAGGACGTGGAAGCACCAGTGCTGCTGGTTGGCGTGGGCTCACCGTTCATCGCTCGCGACATGCCGTCGAAACCCTTCAAGGTCCAACAGCGCCCTCCGTGTAGGGGCAGCCAGAAAGAGCTCAACGGGGGGTGCTGGGTTCAGGTGGTTGTCGATGATGCGCCGCCATGCCCGGATGATCTCTACGAGTACAAAGGCGGTTGCTACGCGCCGGTGAAGCTGGAGACCGGTGACGGGGCCTCGCGCTCGATCTCACGGTAGCGGGCTTGCTTTCAAGCTGCACTAGCAGTAACGATATTCAGAGCAGTCTCGTTGTGCCCGCTGACTGAGTGGCAGTGGGTTTCCCAAGGCTTCACCACAGAATTCACCGGTTGGTCGTGATGGGCTGTCCGGTGATAGGGCCCTGTAACCACGTGATGGTGCTGCAGGTGTGTCCGCGGGTCTCCGCTGGCGTCCACTCAGCGCCAGCGGGGCCTGTCTTGGGGTCGCCGTGGGCCAATCGCAGATCACACAGGCTTCGCTATTCCTGTTGGGCGCCGCTTCGCTTTCGGACGGGACGGGTGTCTCGGTGCGCGGACGGGCGACTAGTGCGGGCTGCGCGGCGAGTGACTCGGGAGCCCGTGGCGCGCGTGTTGCTGAGGCACAGGTCAGGCCTGGAGGTGGCCTACCCGTGCGGTTGTTGCCATGTATCAAACCTGATAGATTGTTCAGTCGCGATGGGGGACGCCATGGTCAACTGTGACGACAGCGGAGGCGCCGACAACGCGAGCGGGGAGCCTGCGCGAACGGTGGCTGCCGTCCCCTCCATCGGTTTCTGGACGGCGGATGACGTGGCCGCCTTCCTCAAGGTGTCGTCCGCCTGGGTGTGGAAGCAGGTACGCGCGAACACCGGCTTCCCCTTCGTGAAACTTGGCACCCGGAATTACCGGTTCGACCCGGCGAAGGTGCGCGCGTGGGTGGACCGGCAGTCGTCGGAGGATCGTCCGTGACGAGCGCGTACTTCCGCCCCAACCGCGCAGGCCGAGCGATGGTCGCCGCAGGCAAGCGTGTCCGTCGGGAGGCGCCCGAGTACGGGACGTGGTGGCTGCGCTACCGCGACGAGAGTGGCCGCGTTGTGCGCGAGAAGAGCACGGCACGGATGGCGGCGGAGGCGGAGCGCCTCGTCCAGGAGAAGGCCATCTTCGCTGAGCGGGTGAAGGCGGGCGTCGAGAAGCGGATGGTGACGCCCATTCCCTGCGACGAGCTCATGCGGAAGTACGAGGCGGCGAACCAGCACCAAGCGAGCCTCGCGCCAATGCGGAGTCAGCTTCACCGGTGGATTGGGCCGCACTTCGGCAAGAAGCTCGTCAACCGGGTGACGCCCGCAGACTGCGAGGCGCTTCTTCAAAAATCCCGCGAAGCGGGCCAGGCCCCGGCCACCACGCGCATGCTGCACATCCGCGCGCGGCTCGTGTTCGAGTACGCGCGCCGGAAGCTGGGCCTCATCAGCGAAAACCCCTGGAATGCCGTGGATCGCCCGTCGCTGGAGCGGCGCGCGGTGACGGTTCTGCACGCGGACCAGATTGCGACGCTTCTGGCGGCGGCAGGCCCCTGGCGCATTCTGCTGGTGGTGGCCCTCTTCACTGGCCTGCGCCGCGGCGAGCTGGGCGCCCTGAAGTGGACGGACATTGACTGGAATGCGGGCGAGCACGGCGTCATCCACGTGCGGCGCAGTTGGGGACGCACCACGACGAAGGGCGGAAAAGAGCGGCTCGTGCCGATTCATCCGCAGCTCCACCCGGAGCTGGGGGACTACCGCCGAAGCTTCGGGGGAGGAGACGGGCTTCTCTTTCCGGCGCCCCGGAAGGGCGGCATGCGCCACACGAGCTGGCACGTGACGAAGCTCCTTCGCTCAATCGCCGGTCGCGCCGGGGTGACGCTGCCCGCAGGCTTCACGTTCCACGGCTTCCGGAAGCAGTTCGGAAGCTTCGTTCATCAGGCCACGGGAGACATCGTGGCCACCCAGCGTCTGCTGGGACATGCCTCACCGCAGGTAACAGCCGCGATCTACCTCGCGGACGACGTTGCGCACCTGGCGCGGCAGATGGGCCGGTTCCGGGTGGTTTCCGGAATGGCAGGCGAACACGCGGCGAACACGCAGGCCGGGTTGGTGCCGGTCGACGTGGTTTCTCTCACTGAAAAGGGGCAACAAATGCAGGCACTTACGAGTCGGATTGTCCGCGGCGCAGGCCGAGGGCCTTCATCTTCTTGTAGAAGTGACCCCGCTCCAGATCGAGGATCCGCGCCGCTTCCGTCACGTTGTCATGCGTGTGGGCAAGGACGTGCTGGATGA